CGGGTTGTTCCGCACGAGGTCGCGCATGCGATCCCGCAGAAGACCCCCGGCAACGGCAATCTCAGCATCTGCAGACGTGCCCGCGGCGCGCCAGCCATCGGTGCGGCGGCCCTTGGCCGCGCCGTCGTAGCCGCGAGTCAGAGCCGCGAAGCTCTGCCGGGCAAGGACGCGACGCACGCCGGCTCGCGGTGCGACCGTGCCGATCGCCCGGTCGAGCCAGTTCACCTCCGCCATTAGCTATCGCCGCGCGAGAACCCGGCGAAACCGGCAAGGGGCAGCGGCGACGGCGTCGCTGCCGCGATCTCTCGCTCGATCGTCCGGATGCGCTTTAGAAGATCGTCGGCCGAGCCGTATTCGACACTCTTGCCCTCGTAGCTGACTCGGAGGGTCCCCGAGGCATAGGCTCGCCTCAGCGCGTCGAGTTCGACATTGCTCCAGGTCACTTCAGCCATCCCTTGTCGACGGTCAGCCAATCCGAACGGCGCTTGCTGCTCTGCTGTGGGGCCCGCGCCAGCACGCCGGCCGGCACCGCTGTGTCGCTGTGCTGCGCTTGCGCTACATCGTCAGGCTGCGGCCCGACCTGATCTTCGAGATCCCGCCACTTCTCGTCGGCCCAGCGATCGGCGCCGACGATCCAGGCTGCGGCTCGGGCATAGACCCGGCAGTCGAGGACTTCGTTCCGCTCGCGGAGTTTCTGCCATTCGAGGCGCTGGAAGCCACGCCGCGTCTTGACCGTCACCAGCTGCTCGGCGACGAGCTGCTTGATCCACTCGGCCTCGGAGCTGTGCGGCAAGTGGATGTAGCCCGCCGAATTCCGGGCGCCCCCGGCGATCTCGTCGTCGGTCGGTCGCACCAGCCGCAAGAAGCGATAGGTTTCGCTTTTGAAGGTGGCGACGGCGATCGTCCAAAGCCGAGCGCCGCGGCGGACCTTCCGCCCGCTCTCGGTCGCGTCGACATAGCTCGGGCCGGTGATAGGCGCGGCTCGATTGAACCCCTCCACGCCCTTGACCGGCGCTACCTGCGCGAAGCCGGCGCCACGAGCCCAGGCGTAGACGGCAGGCGCTTCGTAGCCGGTGTCGATCCCGAGCTTGGCGAGGCCGAGCCGGACGCCATGGGCATGCGGCCAGGTCCGATCAAGAATCCCCGAGAGTTGGTTCCACGTTTCCGCGTGCTCGGGCCCGCCATCGATGACGATGTGATCGACAAGCCAGCTTTCTAGGCCGCGTCCCCATGCCCATATCGAGACCTCGATCCGGTCCTTCTGAACATCGGCGCCCGCGGTTAGGAACAGCCCGCCGCTCGGCACCGTGCCGACCGGCCAGTCTTCACGACGCTCGTAGAGTCTCTGCCAGTCCGGCGCTTCGCCGGTCTCGATCCACGTCTCGCCGAGGACGCCGTTCTTGAAGCTACGCTTGGCCTCGTCGGTGGTCGCCGCCTCCCACATGCGCGCGATATCGATCCACGAGAACCAGCCCACCGGCGAATAGAGCGCCGAGAGGTGGAAGCCGATGGTTCCGCTGTCGCCCGCCAGCGCGGTCGCACGCCACTCGCCGGCCTGAAGCAATGCCGTCTTGCGGTGCTCCTCGATCGCACCCTCGCAGCCCTCGCAAAGGTAATGCGCCGTCTCGGGCTTGCCTTTTTCCCAGCGGAGCCGCTCGAAGCGGAGCCACTGGCGATGATCGCAATGCGGACAAGCGACGAAGAAGCGGCGCTGGTCGGACGCCTCGTATTCGCGCTCGATGCGCGAGATGCCGTGGATCGTCGGGGTCGACGCCAGAAAGACCTTCGACCGCCACGAGAAGGTACGGGTCCGTGCCTCGGCGAGCGCAACCGGATCGCCTTCCTCGTCGGCCGAGGGCGGATACGCGTCAACCTCGTCCAGAAAGAGATAGCGCGCCGGCATCGAGCGAAGGCCGACCGCACTGTTCGCCCCGGTGATGACGAGGAGCCCGGCCGGGAACTCCTTCGACAGCATGGTGTTGCCGGCGTCGCGCGAGCGCGCCGGCTTCACCCGATCGCGAAGCGCCGGGCTCTCGGCAATCAGCGGATCGATACGTTGCCGCGAGAAGCGCTTGGCGAGTTCGACGGTAGGCTGGACCGAGAGCATCGGTCCGGGAGCATGATGGATGACGTAGCCGATCCAGTTGTTGCCGGCCTCGGTGGCACCGACCTGCGCTGCCTTCATGAACACGACCCGCCGCGCTGCATTTGCCGGCGACAGCGCGTCCATGATCGCACGCATGTAAGGCGTGCGGTCGGTCCGGTAGCGCCCCGGCTCTGCGGAAGCCCGCGGACTCAGGATTCGGTGGCGATCCGCCCATTCCGAAACCGTCAACGTCGGATCGGGTGTCAGACCATCGCGCCACGACCCTGACAGCTCCTCGGCGCCCTCGAAGGCGAATATATCAGCGAAACTCGGGTCGGACCTCGGCAAGCTCGGCGAGGTGAGCGCGGACATGCGTCTCCAGAATCTTCTGCATCGGATGCGCCTCCACGCCGAGTTCCGCCGCCATCAGGGCCGCGACCCGTGCCGGCCAATTGACCCAGCCGTCGCGCTCTTCGCGAGCCAGCCGAAAGACCAGCGCCGTTGCTCTCGCCCGATCGACCAGTTCGCCCTTCATTCGCTGCAGGCGAAGCCGCGCCAGATGCGCCTTGGCGATCTCGTGAGCAGTGCGGGCCTGGACGAAGGTGACGTTGCCGCCCGAGGGCAGGCCCTGTTCCTTCAGCGTCTCCCGGACGGAGCCCATCGCAGCTTCAGCGACGGGCTTCAGTTTTCCGGCGGGCTTCGCCTTGGTCTTCTTCGCGCGTCCGGGATCGGTCGAGCGATCCCACGCCGCGTCGGCCTTGGCTGCATCGACGGTGCCATCCGGCTCAAGCGTGATGCGTCCCACCTTCGCAGCCTTGAGCACCGCGACGTGGCTGACGCCTCGGGCTTTGGCATAGGCGCGAACAGACAATCCCATGGCGATTCAGGGCTTGAGAAAGCAATCGGATTGCTCGGTTCGCGCTTGGCTCCGGGCCACGGCAGCGCATCTATGGCGCACGCGATTGAGCCGTCGACGCGAATGCCCCGCCCCTTGGGGCTCGGGGTCGTAGAAGGCTCGCGATGGTCGCGGGTCTTCCGAACCCGAAGGAGACTCCCATGACCAAGCTTTCCGATTCCCAGCTCGTCATCCTTGGCAAGGCCTGCGAGCGTCCCGATGGTGCCGTCTATCCCGTCACCACCAAGCTCAACGGCGGGGCGCTGGCCAAGGTACTCGGCAGCCTCATTACCAAGGGCCTCATCAAGGAAGTCCGCGCCAAGCGCGACGAGACCGTCTGGCGGCAGGACGACGAGGAGCGGAATCTGACGCTCTTTGCCACGCCCGCCGCCTACAAGGCCCTCGGCACCGAGCAGGACGACGGAGCGGCGACCGATACCGCCGCGCCGCCATCGGAGCCCAAGCCAAGGCGGAGCCGAGCGGCGAAGGGCGCCAAGGCGAAGAAGGACAAGCCCGCCAGTACCCGCTCCGACAGCAAGCAGGCGCAGCTGATCGCGATGCTCAAGACCGCGAAGGGCGCCAGCATCGAGGAGATCGTCAAGGCGTTCGGCTGGCAGCCGCACACGGTGCGGGGAGCCATTGCCGGGGCCCTCAAGAAGAAGCTCGGGCTCGACGTGACCTCCGAGAAGATCGAAGGCCGCGGCCGGGTCTATCGCATCGCCGGCTAGTCGACTTCCGACGTACGATCATCCGCCGCCCTTAACCGGGCGGCGGTTTCGCGTTCGGCGTGGCGAATGCGGAGCGCCTCGAAGAGGCGCCGCAGGCTGAAGCTCCGCACGATCGACACCACCGTGAAAATCGCTCCGATCTGAAGGGTCACGCCGATCGACATCCAAAGGCCGAACAACGGGAAGACGATCGCCTGCGTCAGCACGGCCGTGACGTATCCGGCAACGACATTCGCGAAAGCCTCTAGCAGCGACATGGTTCGGGATTGCCTGTTCGGTTGACAGTCGTGCATGTGCATGCCGTGTTGGCGACCTGTACCGAAGCCGCTGAGCGAGCCGATGTTCGCGTTTCTGAAGAGGCGAGCCGAAACCAAGCGCCGCGCCAACATTCGCGCCGAAGCGCTGATCGCACGGCACGGCCGGGAAGCCTGGCCGGTGGTCTACGGTATCTGCCGCGATCCCGAGCGCGACGTTGGGGATCGCCGGTTCTACTATCTCGTGCGGACCATCATCGAGCGCCGGCTCGGCATTCCGCCGCGCGTCGACACGGCGACACGATACCTCGAACGCGGTGATCAAGCGGCTCGCTTCGCTTTGGCCTCGTCGAATGCCGATCCGTCGCCTTCGAGCATCGCAGTCTCGCCCGTGAATCTCTGCCACCGATCTACGACTACGTCGCAGTAGCGCGGGTCGATCTCCATCGCGAGGCAGTGCCGCTCGACCGTCTCTGCCGCGATGATAGTGGTGCCGCTGCCGACAAAGGGCTCGTAAATTGCCTCGCCCTTTGCGCTGTTGTTGACGATCGGCCGGCGCATACACTCGACCGGCTTCTGGGTGCCGTGAACCGTCGCTTCGTCCTCGTGGCCAGTGGCGCCGATCGTCCACAGCGTCGATTGATCGCGCGCACCCTGCCAATGCCCGGTTGCGCCCTTGCGGACAGCGTAAAAGCAGGGCTCGTGCTGCCAATGGTAGTCGCCGCGG